GATCGATATCAAGTTTTTATGTATTGTGCATTGCAAACGCAGCAATGGGGCGCTGGGCCCTGGAAGTCTCATGTGGCAGAAAGTTTAGACTCAATGATGTCCCGATGGGCATCAATGGAGATGACATAATCCTCAAAGGACCAGATATCATACTTTATAAAAACTGGCAAAAAATCACCAGCTCCGCCATGCTTGAAGAATCAGTGGGAAAAACGTATGTTTCCAAGAAGTTCATAGAAATGAATTCTCGTACTTACATATATGACCCAGAGGGATACCTAAAAGAGTGCATTGGAAGGAAGGGAACCGTCACGAGACGTTTACATTATCGAGAGATAAAGACCTTGCCGGCCGGACTGCTGTTCAAACAGCCAGCGAAGAACCTAGCACTAGGAGACACACACATTACAATAAAAGCAGCACAATTGCCCGACGCATCGGTTGGGACAATCGCACACGCGTTACTCGATATGACGCCTTCGCGTCTACATAAAGTGGTGTGGGAAGAATGGATGATGATCAATCGGAAGGGCTTAATCGAGACACAGCTACCATGGGGAATTCCACAATGGTTGGGCGGTCTTGGATTGCCAATCGTAAAGTTCGAGGGTGAAGACCCAACAAACGAAAACTCAACGGTGAAGAACTCAGAAGTTGACCTGCGCATAGCAGCATCAATAATGATGAACTTCAAGAAGTATAAACCTGTGAACATAGGCAAATGGGGTGCAACAAATGACTGGGTCATAAGACGTGCTGTGACTGAAAGTCTGGAAGAAATCCACGACGAACAGATCGAACAGTTTAGCTCTAAAGACGCGCCAAGAGTGAGACAACTGGAAAGTTATCTGACCAAACAAATGCTATGTGCGATCTTGGATAAGACCACAACAATTCACAACTTATACAACTCTCCCGTAGATGAGAATCCCGAAAGGACAAAGCTAGTCCAAGCTGCACATACGCGCAAGCTCAAAGACTTCAAACACAATCGATCACTGTGGACATTGAGTAAATGGGGTAAACAGGCACAAAACAAAAAAGCATCGCGGCCACTACTTAAAGCAGTAGACGAAAGACTTCTCTATTTAAGGAAAGATTCCTATGCCGGCATGAATGTGATATCACTAAACGTGCTCAACGAAACCAATAAAGGCCCGGAGCGAACGGAAAGAGCTTTAACACTCAAGGAGAAGAACGAATTGCTAAGTTCAACTTCTACACCCACCACAACAGTCACACAACCAATACAAACAACTTACTTACAAAATTAAAGAAACGTACAATATGGAGGCCCAGCACGGAACGAGCATTTTTCTCAATTCACTGGACCTGGTCAGAGGA